CCTTGCATTGTTTGTTCTCTTTGCCTCCGTCCCATTAAACCTTGACCTATACCTTGACCTAAGCTTTGTCCAAGTAAGGCACCCCAATCTCCTTGATCGGGAGGTAATATTGTTGCCATATTGTAACTCCCTAGTTAAAATTTTCTAAAAGATTTTGGCATTAAATTACCAAATGCTCCGAGACCAAGACCCATACCGGCAAATGGTAAAATTCCACTTGCTAGTCCACCAAACAATCCAGATGAACCTTGATCTACTAAGTTTTCAAACTGAGGTCTTAAGCCCATACCTAACACATTTGCAAACTGTCCCACATTTTGAAGACCATATTGAGAACCCATTGATGCAAGTTGCTCTTCTAGGCCTGTGGCTGCACCTCCAAGAGCTCCTCTAAATCCACTTGATCCAAGACCGCCTTGTGATGCAAATCTTCTTGATAACATTGGTATAGTATCTGTTTGAAACTTAGATCTTGCTTGCTGTGCTATTGATTCAAATCCTTTAGCTGGATTTTGAAGATGTCCCATTGCTAATTGCAATGCCTGGTTCTGAGCTGCTATTTGTTGTGGTGACATTGTTGGTGCTTGCTCTACTCTTCTGCGATGACCAAATAATTTACGAAAAAATCCCATTAAAATCTCCTATGACACTCTAGTGTCTTAAATAGCTTAAAATTACTATTACTTTATCAAATGCACTCATATCTTTGCCAACTTTTATATTAACATTAGTGCTATCTACATTTATTTCAACTATGTTTGCTGCCGTACTTGTTGCATAAGGTATTGGTATATAATTATATGAAGTTGTATCAGATGCGACACCATAAACTCCAGTAAATAATGTTTTACTATTAAAAGTAAGACCATGAGCAACTGATTTTGTAGAAGCCGAGTTAGGTAATGCTCCAAAATTTATTACAAGTCTAAATTCAGATCTATAATCCGGAGCATTATTAGTCTTTGAAGAATAATCCGGATTAGGAAAAAAACGGTTGCCGCTTAAAAACTCTACAAGTGCATGAGTTCCATTCGTTTTTCTATTTAATGTAGTTGCAATGCTATTAACATTCTTATAAAGATTTATAAGCAAATTATTTAGATTCATGTCATATATTCTAGATAGATTTAATAGTCGCGTTGTCGGCACAAACATACCTCTAGTAGTATCAGACATTTCCTCCCTTCCTAATATTTAAAATCATTCCATTAAGAGTAAATGATGCTTCTGATATGTTTTCATCAACCATTTGTGTATCACTTAACGACAATTTAAGTTTTACAAAGCGGCCTTCCGCTTGAAGGTATACTTTATGCCATAGTTTATCTTGATACGCTTCTAATGGAATTGTAGAATATGCACCTGTTTCAAGTATAGATGTACCTAAAATAGCACCGCTAGAAGTTGCATCTGAGACCATATCTACATTAACAGAAGAAGAAGTAGAATAATTAACAGTTACTTCACCATTGGCAATCTTGTCTACATTAAAATTAACTTCACCTAAGTAAATTGAACTACCATCCTGTATATATGGATTTAAATCTTTAGTTTCTATTTCCATACGAGAAACAAGAGATATATTACCACCACCGGTATAAGTTTCTGTCCAAGTAGCTGTTGTTATCTCAACATTGTCAGCATCAACTCTAGTAACTTTATATATTCCATCCGTCCATGATGTAAGGCCTTGTGGATATTGTACTTTAATAAAATCATTATCCCTTAAGTTGTGATAAGGAATAGTTAACGTAGTAGTTCCGCTTGTTGGTGTTACTGCAACGTATGACATGTCTACAATATTTTGAGATTCGGCATTTTTACCCCAATACATTCCATCGGAATCAATAACAAAAATAAATCCTTTATGATTTCCACATATAACAGCCTTAGTTGCTGCTCCGGTCAAATCTTCTTCTGCTTCAAGATAACCGAAGGAGTTAATACAATCATCATTAAATGCCCAAGTTCCTGCACGATAATTATAAACCATAAGAGAATCATTATATGTATTTTCTGTAGCATGCGATCTTTTTAAGTAAGACCAATATACCATTTCATTATAAAAATCTCTTACACCGTATATACGTTTAGTTCCTGCAGATGTTTTAAGTATTTCAAAGACTTTATCAGGTATTTCTTCGTCTATTCTTTGAACGTAAGCACCATCGCATGAGTTTATGCCTGTAGTACTAACAGTAAGAACATGCTTATCAAATATTACAGTAGAAAATGTTCCTTCACTTCCAGAATCATCATTTATAGCTTGAAACTTAAATGGTAATTCATTATCTCCTGTTGCCATAAGTTCATAAGTACTTCTTTCACAATAAACTACAAGACGATCCTTAATAAATGCAACTGAGGTTATTTCCTCCGATGTTGGAGCATCAATAAAGCCGCCACCGGCATATTTATTTACACCATATTCTTGTCCTTTTTCTAACCATGCGTCTGCTGCAAATGGATTACCCGGTGCAGAATATCTTAACCTAAAAGGAAAATGTTTATTTGTGTTTGCTGAATTATCATGTTCTATTACATTAAATAATAATAAACTTCCATCAAAAGAAGCTATACATCTACATGACGCAACATAATCTTCATCGCCAGCTACAGAATCGTGATAAAATTTTGTAATAGTAGAAAAATTAGTCCAAGTCGAACCGTCATAATAATAAATTGGATCATCTGTAGCAGCCGGTGCCCCGGATTTAGTTACATTATAATTTGTAGCAAATGAGTTAATTGAAGCATCAACCGGATTTTCATGATTTTCAGCCCAGAAATAATCTGTTTGGGTACCTTTCCATGTCGTAGTACCATTTCTTTCCCAAGATGTTCCATCATATTTATAAACAGCTCTAGTATCAAAAGCAAAAGTTGAATGTTCATTTACAGGCCCTGATTCATAATTAAAAAACCCCATAACCGGAAGATTTAAATAAACATAAATTTGCTTATCGGCAGGTGCTCCGGTAAAAGAATATTGACCGTTGGTAGTACTATAAGTAGCAGTTGTTGTTGCATAAGTTTGAAGCATGTCTCTAGCTACTCCGGCTTCTTTTACTGTATATATAGCTGTATCGGTTCCATCAATATCTATAGAAAATGTTATGCCTAATTTAGCCCATGAAGTTGTATCTCCGGGAATAGTCCCGGCTGCATCTCCACCTCCATCTGTAGTACCCACTCCAGCTCCACCGGATAAAGCAATTCTCAACCTAGAATATAAGTGATCATATTTTGCGTCATTTAAATTAGTACCAATAAGAACGGAGCCGAATCTTTTCTTGACTCGACCCCGGAATACATAGGCGTTGTTTAACCGGGTGAAAGCTTTTTCAGGAATTAACCATGAAGGTAAATCATCTCTTAGCCCGGAATCAAATGGAGCTATAAGAAATTTATCTGCCATTATTGATCTCCCTCATAATAATCCCAAACTTTTCTCGCACTTGTAAATATTGTAGGAGTGCGTTGCTCTGATAACTGCTGATAAGTTCTACGCATTACTAGAGCTTCTTGTCTATCAAATTCCGGAGCTAAAAGCTGAACTGTATCATTATCAAGTCTATCTTGAAGTATTTTTATAGCAGCTCCATATGCAATATACTGAGATAACTCAGCAAGCTCCGGCATATCTGTGGCTAGAGCTAACTCAGTTGGTCTTTGGTAGACATTTACGTCCACTCTATAAACCATATCCGGCACAGGTCTAAATATAAATTTTTCTTTAGTAAATAATACTGAAGCCGGTTTTGCTGCATTATAAGATTTTGCTTGTATATATATTTCTTCTCCATTAGCCGGTGCTACATCAAATGTAATATCATAAACACCTGTGAGATAAGTTATTGTTCCCGGTACTGAAACATCTCCATCCCAAGATCCTTCTCCATCATCATAAGCTATAAGTGGATCGCCTCCGGTATCTATTGAATTTGCAGTTACAAAGTTTTGCAATATTGGAATATTAGAAAGAGTACCTGTAAAGTTAGTTGTTACACCATCTCCGGTATCTATATTTATTTTTACTGCATCTTGTGGGTAATAGCTGTAAAATGCTTGCTCTGATTGAAATAATGAAATCTGAGTACCAGACACTAATATTGGTTTTAATATTTTTACATATTTATTTTTAAAGTTATACAACGGATGATTTACATCTGCTGTATTAGTTTCATATGTATCTATATTTGGTTCAGTATAAAATGTGAGTGTTGAATTTAAGATATCTGGTTTAATTTCATTGGGCATATCATATAACATAAAAGTATTGATATATGAATCTATATCTGTATCAGAAATTTGATTAGTAGAAGGACTTCTTGTAAGTCTTCTTACTTTAGTCCTTATGTTACTCAAAGCTGCATATGAAGAATCAGCCATTACCCACTCCTTTAAAAATTATATTTTCAAATCATTTACTTTTTCTACAGTATATAGATTTGAATCATTTGAATTAAGTATTTCTTCATCTTCAAAGAACTCCATAGATTCAAAATGATATCTTCTTTTCTTTCTGCCTATTCTTATAACAGAATTACCTTGTTCATCGCGTTGATATTCATGAACAACATACTGACCTTTGGTTGCTAAATGTTTAGCAACACATCTTGGTATTCTTACAACTTCACCATCTTTTAGTCTATAAGTCTTAGTTGGTACTTTTTTGTATTTATGAAACGAAAAGACTAATGTTCCACCTGGCACTTCATCATATTTAAATATGCCACGAACAAGCTCCATACCCCGTTCCATTAATTGTTCATTATTTAACTTTTTTTTAATTACCGGACCCCGTTCCATTAATTGTTCATTATCTAACTTTTTTTTAATTACCGGTTTGCTATCTGATATTTTAGTTTGACTATTTGTTGCCATTTGGCTTCCTTCACTAAGTGAGTTATGGCTATGCCTTAATTATATAGGGCGGAAACGCACCACCCTATAGATAAAAAATAACTATAGGGCGGAAACGCACCGCCCTATAGTTATTTTTTGTCTATAGGTTTGCTTCTTTTTCGTAATCTAGTAATAAATTTAACCAAAAAACTAGCCTATAAATATTATTCGTCGTCTAATCTAGTAGACTTGTATGCAGTCCAACGAACTACATCATTATTGTTACCTGCAGGACCTGTTGTTCCACCTGTAAGAACTACACCAATATATCCTTGGTTATAGAACTTACCTGGAGAGTTATACATTACAGCTGCATTTTTAGCATCTCCAACCGGTACAACTTCTGCATAAACAAATGGAGTTGATGTATATGTTGGGAAAGCAAATGCAGTGTATCCTGAAGTATCTACATCAATAGTAAATGTAGAATCAGTTACAGCTGTAATATTTGCTTCTACGCCATCAAGTTCGATCATTCCATAATCACTTGGAATATGGATCTTAACTTTTTGGCCTATTGCATAGCCATGATCAACTAAAGTTCTTACAACACCGTTAGCTGCTTGAGAAATATTAGCAATCTTGTTTGTCTTAGGTGTAAACATTCTATATGTTTCAATATTTGGTGCTACAAGCTTGTAGTGACCGGTTGTTGCAACTATACCGGGTGCTGTTGCCAGTGTATTTGCCAATCTAAAGTTTGTTCCGGCGTTATCTATATCATCAACGCTAAAATCTAAACCATCAAGATTAGTATGTTCTGTATTCTTAAGTCTAACGATATTTCCAGCCACTAATCCAGTTGTACTTGCAACTGTATAAACAGGTCGAGTTGCATTTGTACCCTCTGTTACAGCGATCCAAGAACCACCGGAATAAGAAGAGCTATCAATTAATGTTACAGCGCTGGATGTTATGTTTACAGCACTTGTATGGTCTCCTGCCGGATGGTATTCCATCAAAGCAGTTGTGCCCATGTCACGGTACCATGTATATCTGAAACCGTAGCCATTATTTGTTTCTCCCCATTGAGTTACGTTTTCAATAACAAGTTTATCCACATCGGAACGGATTTTTAACGTTTTGCTTTTTCCGTCAGCAGTGAATGAACCTTGTTGTATCATTGTTCCTTCAGCCATTATTCACTCCTTATAATGTACATCTTAGGTTAATTACCCAGGCGTCATTTGTGACAACTGGAGCTTCTGCCATCTTGTAACCCATTGTTTGATTCAATGCTAATGGACCACCAGCAATCTTACCATCTCTATAGACAGTCTGTGCTTTATAGTTGTTCAAGTTAACTTGAGCATATGAATCCATACCACAAACAAAGTTATTATAAACATCGTTACCGAATCTAGATTCCTCTTTATCTATTGAGCCAATAGAAGACAAGAAGAATCTTACTTGTGATATTGAACCCCATTCTGTTGTTTTGATGTTAGCTTGATTTGGGTATTCCCATGTACCTTTAAATGAAGGAATATTAGATAAAGCTGAAGTCATATCTGAATGACCCATTGCGTAGAATGATCTAGGAACAGGTGCTGTTCCAAATTTGTTTTGAGCTTCTACCATATCAGCCATTGTCTTACCATCATTTGCAAGAAGAGTTTTAACAACATCTTGAATGTCTGGAAGTGTTGCTTCAGTGATTGAATCACCATTTACACCACCAGTACAGTTATGAGCAGATGCTGTTGTCTTAAGCATATCTCTCATCAAGATATCTTCAGTTCTTCTCATACTTTCACCAAGCATTAATGTTGCTTGATTTAATACAGGAGACTGAGATGTTACAGGTAATTGTTCGTTTATGATTACATAGGTTCCATAAAATTCCACCTTAGCGTTAATAAAAACGCTAGAAAGCGATTGAGCTGGTGGATTTATGCCTGAGTTACCTAGAGGAACGGTAGCTGCATCTAAAAGACTGTATCGCTCCATTCTTATGATATCACTATTTTTACCAGGTAGGCTCTTTTTGGTTGAGCCGTAACTATGAATTAAGTTGGGTACTGGAGTTGTAAGCAGGATGTTGTCATAGTATTGCTGCACTGGTAAAGGAAGTGTTGAGGTTGTTGTAGTTGTCATTACATATCCTTACATATAAATAATAAAATACTTACACATAAGCCGGACGAGTGCTTGAAAATCTGTCCATGGGTTTGCGAGACCCGATATCTGCGTTTGGCAATGAGGCTAGGACGCGACTCCTTAAATCTGTGACTTCAACTTCATTACTAAGATTTAGTATAACAACCTTAAAAAGAAATATGCAAATAAAAAAGGCCACTATTTTTTAGTGACCCAAAAATGCTTCTCAATTATAGGTTATTCTAAAAAAAGAAATATGCAAATAAAAAGGGTCACTATTTTTTAGTGACCCAAAAATACTTCTCAATTATAGTTTATTCTAATCCTGCTCGCTGCCTAGCTAGTTTATTTATTGCACGAGACCTTTCTTCATCGTTAAGATGAGCGAACTGAGCAAAATCTGCTAATCCTTCAGATGGTGTTGCTGCTGCAGTTGATACCGGTCTAGGTTTAGACATATTCTTTTCTACTCTTGCTCTGTCTGCCTTATGGTTATCTTCTACATAGATACCATATTTTTTAATTAATGTGTAAGCAGATACTGCTCTATTGTAAAGTTCATCTACAGACTGTGGTTGAGAATTAATGATTTTAGCAAATGATTTATCGCGTGCTTTAAGAACTTCTACTGTTTCATCATTTACAACTTGCTCAAGATCTGGAAAATCTACTTTTAGCTTTTGCTCTATTTGAAGAACTTTAGCTTGATTTTGTTGAGCTATCCATTGAAATTTAAGTTCTTGTAACTCTTTTTTAGTTTTAGTTA